ATGAAGTTTATAGCGAACGAGCAGCAATGATGGAACATTATGGCGTTGGTCATATTGGGAAAATAAAAGATCAACAAATTCCTCAAGCAGTATTTAATTTTGATGAAATGCAACAATTTGAAGGTATTATTCAAAAAAATACTGCATTATCTAAAGGTGAGAAAAAAGAATTATTAAATAAAATAACTGGAGTAATGGCATCACAAAAAACAACAGGAAAAAAACTTGGTATAACAATGAATGTTGTTTGTCAAAATGGATTTGATAGTGATCAAATGACTAGTATTTCTGGTGCAGCTGGAAATCATTTATTATCATTAGATGGAAAAGCAGATTTAAGATCTTTTGGCAGTGCTAGAGGATTTACAAGTGCAGTGACAAGGGCAAATATTGGAAATGCAATAGTTGCTGAAACAAGAAAGCCAGATCAGAATCCTAGACTATTAAATCCAATAGTTCCTGGTGTTGGTACAGCAACTGCATTAAAAGGTAAATAATAATGGCAGAATGTACTTCAACTAGAGTTAATGCGATCAAAGGCATGGTTGATAGAGGTGGTGTTTACGTCACTATCTATAATGCTGAACCTTGTACTGGTGATCAAATAACAGTTAATAATGAACTTCAACAGTTTAATTATGAATTAACTGGCACTAATAGCGTGATCCTGTATGGGTATGAGAGTCTTATTGGGGCTAAAGTAGATTGGGATCTAAGTGGAACTGAAGTAGTATCTGGATCCATGGTAGTAACAGATGCGTCTGGAGTTACTGGATATAATGAAAATATTGATTATACAATGGATTATGAAAATGGCACTTTAACTAGAACAGATACTGGATTATTACAAGACTTATCAATTATAAAAATAAATTATACATGGCATTTTGATTGTGTAGATGAAAAAACTGGATCTCCGTTTAGATATTGTACAACATGTATAGATCCAGATCAAGGTAATTTTCCAACAGGTGTAATATATACAAATTCGACTAGAATGAAAGCTTTATTTCATATTCCAAATTATAATTCTCCTTTTGAAAAAATTGGCGTATGGAAATTAGGTGATGGTGTAGTAACAGTACCTTATGATGTTCAAGTAAATGCTAAAAATCATGAAGACGGTGGATTTTTCTGTCAAGATAAAATAAAAATTGATGGACAACCAGGAATTTGGAAAGTTATGTCTCTCCCACAGACCATACAAATGGGGGAATTCTTGGGTAAAAGAATTCATGTCAGAAAGATAGATTTTTAACATGACTATATATAAATACGTAGTAGATGAAAATATAAATAAAGCAAAAAAGCCAGTTAAAGTTAGATCAAAAACTGGTAAAGTGTTTACTCAAATGAGAGAAGAAGGTAAAGGAGCTAAAACAAAAACTCCTAAAATTCTTTATCATGTAGCATTTACTGAAAAAGTTCCTAAGATAAAAGAAGAAGGAGTTAGACCATTACAACCAACAAATTGGGTTCAAGCAGGTAATAAGAAAAGATATGGTGGTGGAGAAGTATATGCGTTTGAACATCCAGAAGATGCTTTTCGATGGGCAGCTAAAATGGATTGGGAATTTAATAAAGAGATGGGCAGTGGAAAAATTTCTGTAGTTAGAGCTAAAAATGATGAAGAATGGGAAATAGATGAAAATGATCCAATGAGTCAAGCCGGTTCAAAAGGTAATTGGCTTAAACATGATTTAGGAATCAAAAAAGAAAATATACAAGATGCTGTACCATTAACAATAGATATTACAAGAAAAATAACTGCAGGAGATACTGAAAAATTAGATTCATTATTTAAAAAGGAAAAATAATGGCTTTAAAAGATAATGATGCGTTACAGGCTAGATTTGATAATATTGTTCATGAAGAAATGGAACAAGGAGTTGGAATTGTAGTTGAAACAATTCAAGAAGTTGGGATAAGACGAAGAACTGGTAATTTATTAAATTCAGTTAGATATGTTGGTGAAGTTGAAGCGATGACACATAGAATTGTAGTTGGTGCTCCTTATGCATCATATTTAAATAGAGGATATGGCGAATTTAGTTTGGTTCCGGGAAGATTGGGAAAAACAATTCCATTAAGAGATGCAACTGGTAAATTAATATTTCGTAGAGTATCAACAAGGCCAACATCAACAGGAAAAAATTGGACACATCCAGGATATGAAGGAAAAAATTTCGTGGATATAGCAAAAGAAAAAATTTATAAAAATATTGTTGTTCGTGTTGAACAGTTTTTAAATGATATTGATCCGGAGGATATGTAATGAGAAAAGCCTGGAATAAAGGGTTAGTAGTAGAAAATTATCATACAGATGAAGTTAAAAAAAGAATTGGTGAAGCTTCAAAAAAAAGATGGGCAAAAACAAGTTATAGAAATATGATATATAAATCTATGCGTAATGCATTTAATAATAAATGTACTTCTATTGAAATAAAAATACAAAAAGCATTGAAAGATAAAAACATTGATTTTGAAATCAATAAGCCATTAAGTGGATTACCAGATATATTTATAAAACCTAATATTTGTATTTTTGCAGATGGTGATTATTGGCATTGCAATCCAATTAAATATCCTAATGGACCAATAAATAATTATCAAAAGACAAGAATAGAAAAAGATAAAAGAATTAATAGAATATTGAAATCAAATAAGTATAAAGTTTTAAGGTTTTGGGAGAATGATATAAAAAATAATTGGGGTAAATGTGAAAAAAAATTAATGGGGGCTATCTACTAATGAGTATCGTGGATGCAAAATATGCAATATGGCGAACATTACATGATGCTTATAAAGAATTAAATGAGCAGCATCCAGATAAAATAGATGTAAAAGTAACTATGGCTTATCCAAGAACTGTTGAGGAAATCGATAAAAGAGCTATAATTACTGTTGCACGAATAAATGCTCCGGAAGAAACGAGATTTGTTTCTGATTTGCTATACGAAGAATTACAAACAAATGAAATGCAAAATCAAAGGGGGACATTTCAAACTGATATTTTCGAAGTAGCAATTTGGACATTGGATCCTCAATATAGAGATGATTTATATTTATTAACAAGACAACTATTATTTGAAAAAAAGAAAACTGAATTATTAGAAAAATTTAAATTTATTAAATTTTACAGAATAGGGGGAAGTGATCAAGAATTAGATGTAGCAAAATTGCCACGTACAATATACAGAGCAGTATTAACTTATTTGACAACAACTCAATTAGAATACCAAACATTATATGATTTAGTAGAACAAATAACTGTTAGTACTTTAGTGGTTACGGGAGATATAGTTTAGGAGGAGAAAAGATGGTTGAAATAATTAAAAGTCAAAATGAAGATGAAAGTATTAAACTTCAAGCTGGAAGTGAGCCTAAGAAAGATTATCCTAAAATGAACTTTTTTGAGCTTGCTGCCGAAATTGATCAAAAATATGTACAAGCATTAAAAGTATTTGCAAAAGTTAAAAATGGTAATGAAGAAAAAACAAGAGAAGAATGGCATGAACTATTAAGTAAAATGCTGAATAAAAAAACTACATAGAAAAGGAGGAGAACGATGAGTCCTACGTTTGATGGAAAGTTTTATAGGGTTCCACAAGTAGCTGTAAAAACTGATATTTCAGGTCTTACGTCTACTGCTTTGGCACCCGGAGGAATTGTTGCGATGATAGGATCTGCTGAGGGTGGAGCACCGAATCTAGTAACTCGTTTTACTGATCCGGTAGAAGCAACTAATACATTTAGAGGCGGGAATTTACTTGAAGCAGCTCAAGTCGCATGGCAACATGGCGCACAAGTGATCTATATGACAAGAATTGGAACAGCTGATCAAGCTACATTGACATTAGTAGATGGAGCTAGTGCAGATGTTCTTCAAGTCGATTCAATAGATTATGGTGATTATGTAAATGAAATTAAAGTAAAAGTAGAAGATGGGTCTGTAAGTGGTAAAAAAGTTACTGTACAATTGTATGATAGTTTAACAAACAGAACAACTGTGGAAGTTGGAGATAATTTGGCAGATGCAATATCAATTGCTAATTATTTTAATGGTATTACAGAAGGGGTTGAACCATCTGCACTTGTTACGATGACCTCTATTGTAAGTGGCGGAATTCCTGAAAATATTGGATATACTAATTTAAGTGGTGGAGATAATGGTACGCCATTAACAGCTACTGATTGGTCAAATGCATTAGATCTGTATGCAACTGAATTTGTAAATATTTTACATCCTGCAGGAAGTACAGATGCAACAGTTCACGCGTTATTTCAAACACACGTTGAAACATATTCTAATCAAAAATTAGAAAGAACAGCGGTTGTTGGAGCGGCGGCTGAAGATCCAATTGGAGATATAAGTACACCAGATTCGTTAGTATACAGAGCATATAATATGAATTCTGAAAGAATGGTATTAGTTGCGCCTGGAACTGATGGAAGATCTGGAGCTTATACAGCTGCAAAGATTGTTGGAAGAGCAGCTGGAGTTGATGTTGCAACACCATTAACTTATCAGACAATCACGGCTACAAGTATTGCCGAAAAATATACAGCGTCTCAAAAAGACACATTAGTACAATATGGAATTCTTGCAATTGAAGAAGTACCTCAAGGTCGAAGAATCGTAAGAGGTATTACAACTGTTCAAGATCCATCTCAAACGACTGAAGATCCTTTTAAAGAATATAGTGTATTGAGAATTAGAGATTATGTTAATTCTAATGTAAGATCAATTCTTGAATCTACTTATATTGGCAAGAAAGGTGTTTTTGGAGTTGAGAGTCAAATTCAAGCTACTACAGCTTCAGTGCTTGGAAGATTAAAGGAAGCTGAAATCGTTCTTGGTTATAGAAATATCAGAGTTACAAAAGATCAGAACAATCCAAAAGTTTACTATGTAAACTATCAAATTGCTCCGATCAGTCCGATTAACTGGATATTCGTGACTACAGAATTTGTTAACACAATTTAAGAAAAGGAGGTAGAGAAATGTCTAATTTAATTGGTGCTCCGCTTACAGCGATTACAGCAACGCTTATGTTTTTTGGAAGACAAGTTGGCGAATTACAATCACTGTCATGGAATGAAAACAATAATTATCGTAGATTGAGTTCTATTGGTAATGGCGTTGATGTTATTCATGTTCCAGGAGTATCCCAATATGATTTAACCGCAAGACGTGCTTTATTGGAAACTGATCTAGTTTTAGATTTATTATATACAATGAAGCAAGGGGATTTTGATGGTAAAACACCATTCGTTGGTAAAGGACCCAATCCCACAGATACAGCTTCATTAGTAGCTGCAACAGTAACACCTGAAGATTTAATTGCAGCAATTCTTGCTGGTGGCGGTGGAATTGATTTGGGAGATAAGATTGTAAACTTGTACTTTGATGTACAAGTACAAAATGCTGCTGGTGCTCCGCTCTTTACCTTCGAGGATGTTTCGTTAAACACGAGAAGAGCTACCCTTGATGTGGGTGGAGTTATTATTATGAGTGATATAACAATGCTTGGTAGAAAGAAGAAAATTGCAGTTGATTCAAATAGAGCAGCTGAATTAACAAAAGCATTGCCATCAACTTAATAAAAAAAGGAAAAATGAATGCCGGGAATAATTGGAAATCCATTATCAGCTTTAACCGCAAGAATCCTATTTGATGGGACAGATGTCGGCACATTGCAAGAATTAACTGTTGAGGAAGATTTTAATGTTCGACAAGTTAATCAGATTGGTTCCAATATTCCCGCTGAATTTTTACCGGGAACACAGACTGGGAGAATAATTGCTGCTAGAGCAATGCTCGAAGGTGATTTACTTTGGGATAAACTTACTCCTAGCCTTGTTCCCGGGGCAGATTTAACGGAACTAATCAAAGGTGCTATAGATAATAGTGGAGAATTAGAGCTTAATCCAGTATCAGATATTCTTGAACAAGCATATGATATTTATGAAGCTCTTTTTTTGGGGAGAGTTACTGGGGATAGAGCAACATTTGTAGTATATTTTAATGTTGAAATATTAGATCCAAATGATAATATAATTGCAAAATTTAATAAATGTACTTTAACAGCTAGAACATTATCAATAACAATTGGTAATATAATAGTAATGCAAAATATAACAATGTTATTTGGAAGTAGGGAATATTAATGTTAATTAAGCAGGTAATAACAGCTCAGAATTGTGTAATTGAAATACCAGATGGACATGAAGTTGGTTATTTGCAAAATTTAACTATAAATGCTAGTTATAATTTACAACCTATTAAAAATTTATATCAACATACTATACAACAATATGCTCAAGGTATTGCACAATATGCCGTGACAGCTCAAAGGGGATTCATTGAAATGGATTCTATTTTTGGGGATCAAAGGGCATTAGTACAATTTTTAGATTCACTTGAGAATTTAACAAATAAAAATCAAGAAAATACAACAGCTAATAATCAAATGCTTCAATGGCTAGATGATATTGGTACGATTATTAGAACTGGTAAACAAATATGGGATAAGATAACATCAGATAATAGTGAAGGTATTATAGATACTTTAAAAGAAATATTCTTAGGTAATAGAAATATTGGAGACTTATTTACATTAATAAAATTTAACATTAGAGTGGCAAACCCAATTGTTCAATATCCTGAAACACTTGGGCAAGAAGCTGCTAGAATAGCTGAACTTTTCACTGGCAATCGAAGTGATTTGTATATATTAAAGGACTGTAAGGTAAATTCAAGAAACATGGTAATTAATCCAGAGAATGTATTAGTTATGGAAACTGTAGAAATTTTCGCCGAACAAATGGAAGATGCTGTATTTAGAGCAAATCTTCCAAATGATTTAAATATCGGAAATTTTACAACGTAAAGAATAATGGGAGGTGAATGAAATGCCAGAGGATAAAAAGCCAGAAATAAAGAAACTGACAGAAGAACAAGAAGCTATTAAAGTAGCAAAAATTGAAATTGGTAAAGATCAAAAAGCAAAGATCACAACTACTTTCGATGATGATAAAGATAGAAATAGAAAGATCACATTTGAATTTGATGTTCATATTCCTACTGTTCAAGAAGAACTTCAAATAACAGTAAGAGAAAATGAAATTCTTGGTGCTAATGTAAATAATTTTCTAGTAAATACTGCAGTTAGAATGATTGCAACTTTAGATATTGTTACTGATCAAATTAAAGTAACTGATGACGACAATAAAACTCATGTTCTTGATTGTGGATTTTGGGATATGTTACAAACAATGAAACAAGTTGGTAAAGCATACAAAGAAATAGTTTTTCCAGTTTATCAAGAATTTTCTAAATTTCAACAAGATATCGAGGTTGATTTCGACGTATTAAAAAAATCGTTAGCACACCTTGGGAAGAAATAAAATTTGGTATTTGGGAAAGATATGGGCTACCCTGGGATGTGCAAAATCTTACAAAGATGCAGTATATGTTGCTTTATGCCCATATTTTTAATAGCTTACATAAAGAAGATACTAAAGATAAAGCAACTAAAGAAGAAATTGAAAATGATTGGAATAAACGCTTAGAAGACGCTAAAGTGAGATCTATTAAGAGACAAAAAAGCCGAGAAGA